GTCTTGCTAGTTGGTCAGGTTCCTCAGTATCAGAGGCAAATATTGGAGTGATAGTACCTGTAATGTTACCTGCTGTCCAGTTATCCTCAAGTAAATCTCTGATAGTTTTGTCGAGGTTTTCCCTTGAACCAGAGAGATTAGTAAATGTAATCGTCATGTGAAACGCACATTACCCCATCTTGTTTGGTCACTAGGTGACTGATCCATGTGGGATTTTAGTAATACCTCTAATTCCTCTCTGATTAGAGTCAATGAGAGTTCAGTACGTCTTCCCCTATTTCTTAGGATTTCAGAACCCATAAGGTTAGCTATATCGTCAATGTAAGTAGGTACTGTTGAAAAGTCTTCAGTCCTATTCAATATACCGTTCATTAATGTAGTGATAGTATTCTGTACGGTAGTTACTGTACCAGGAGTTGCTGTTTTAGTTCCTCCCCATGCTAACTTCTCCATCTCGTCAGTCGAGCCATATTTAACCATAATAATATTTATATAGGGTAGAGTCAATAGAAGTATTTGTTGTCTCAATTATTAGTAACACCATTAGGTATGAGTTGGTTTCGTAATGCCAATAAATATTTAGAGAATTTGTACCTGTTAGGTACTTCAGAGTACGGTACTGTTACCGTAACCAAACATAATGAGGATGAATCATTTAAGGATGAATTTGACTTTATTATAGCCAATATGGGTCTTTAACCCTATTTTTTATCGCGTAATTTATATACTTCAACTACTATAGAATAAACAATGAAATCATTAAGACAAATTTGGAAGTTTATTACAACTGATGAAAAGCCTCCAAAAAAAACATATACAAAAAATGTACAATCCAGAAGATATACAAGAATAACTGATTATGAAAGAAATCAGGTAAGAAAATTATATAAATCTGGAATGCTACAAAATGATATCAGTAGAAAAGTAGGTATTGCTCCTTCTTCTGTATCTAAAATCTTACATAAACCTAAGAAGAAAGGATATAGTGTAGGTGAAATGCCTAGTAATACCAAAATTGTGTATGAACGCCACCAGAAAAACATACGTGATGGTAGGACACAATTCCTTCCAAATCATCACTTATGTCCTGTGTGTAATCCAAACAGTACGTTGTCATGGAAAGAATATTTTAAAATGACCCATAGAGCTACAGTGTCAAATGCAAGAGATTGTTTGGATAAATCATTTACCCTCTCAAACAACTGAGAGGTATTTTTATTTACCTATCTTTGACATTATCGTAATAAACTCTATCAGCTATTACACGTTCTCTACTTCTAAACTGTTTATCATGCCACATCTCAAATCCAGGTACTCCACCATGTTTATTGTCCTTATGGTCTAGATACCAACAATACATTTCATGAATGACATCCCTATCTCCTTCTCCATATGTATCGTATAATGAACCATGAGATATTCCGTTCTCACTTGTATTCTGTCTATGCCTAAAGTTAAATGGGGCTTTGAATAGTCTTGGTCTTGATTGAGTCATGACCTCTTCCATGTGTTGAACTATAGGGAAACATTGTTCAGGTCTTTCCTTAACTGAACGTAACGTTGCGGTGTCAGTTATATGTAACCACTCATCAGAATCCAATACTATCATCCAATCCATACCGTCCATCTCAGCACAATCCCAATAGGTATTCCTCTTGTCTATCTGCTTTACTCCGTGCATATTGATTAATTCTATCTTAGGATAAGCCTCAACTATCTTGTCTAGCTCATCTGGATTATACTCAGGCAAGTCTTCCCTACCTTCATATCTACCGTTGATTAGATATATCTTGTCTACCTTATCATAATAGCCTGGTTTGGCTTCTAATCCATATACTAGACCATGTAGGTCATCATAATAATTAATCCCTACTGCTATTTTTTCCAATCATTTGTATGAGGAATCGTGTAGTTATAAACCTTATCCTCTAACGTATTGAAGTAGATTAGAGCATCCAAGGACTCTTTTGTGATATATGTGTTGTCCTTTGCTACAGGCATCATGATATCATCTGACATAAACACATTGACTATCCCTTTGTTTTCATAAGGTAATCTATGGCCTAATCCTAGAAAGTGACCCATTTCATGAACAATTGTATCATACCATGAAGCATGAGCTCTGTTAATCTTTAGGAAACATAGTCCAGATTCATGACAACTTGCCAATCCTATTGGTACTATACCTGTAGTTGGATTTGGTTTAAACTCCTTTGAATAGTGAAGATATCCGTTACATTCTGCCATCTCACCTGATTCAACTACTAATATGTGATAAGCAAATCCTACTCCACCGTTATAATCCTCTAAGGCTCTTTCCCATGCTGTTACTGCCCTTAGAACAAGATATTTATCCTCAGGAGGAATATCAACTAGACAAACAACAGGAGGTGAATCCCATAACCATTGTGGTTCAAAGTAATCATGTTCAGCAAATGCTAACACAGGTAGACCAATGGATAGTAAAGTTAATATAATAAGAATTACCTTAGTTGAGTCATTCATAAAAAATAAAAGGTGAATAGGTATAAAAAGACCTATTTACCGATAGTGCTTTTCAAAAGTTGTCTACCACCTGCAAAGGCTAGTAAAGCTAATGAAATAGTTTGTGATGCTGCTACATTCCCATTCGTGATTAAATCAGCGATTGAGATTGCTGCAATAGAACCCAATGCAATATACACTGAGACTTTTGGTTCATCTGCCATGACAACACCACATCAAAGGACTATATAACTCTTTATCTCTATACTACGCCTAATATCTGTAATGCTGTTAATATTCCTAATCCCATACCAAATAATGCTATCATATAATCTCTATTCCTTAATTTTCTATTCTGGTTACTAATCATTGAATCAATGTGGTGTTTATGTGCTGCTTCAATCTTGGTTACTCTGTCACACAGGCGTGATAATCGTTCCTCAATGACATCTAATTTCTCAAAAATTCGTTCTTCTACATCCATACAAAAAGGTATGAACTTAGGCTTACTAGAAGTAAAAATAAAAAAAGGAGTTACGTCTAAGATTCGATACTTGAGACAATAACGTATGTGTTAGGGTCGATAATGTCTACACCGATTCTATGAGTCCATACAACATCCCAATATTGACCTGCAATGTTCTTTTGCAATTCAATTTCCATGTTACGTTGTGAGGCCAATCCCCATGCTTCGCCTTTTACACAAACTAAGTTTCTGTAGGCATTGTTCTGGGTTAATAGGTCGTTTGTGACAATGATGTCAATACCATAAAGTCTTTCAAGTTGTCCTAATCTGGTTACGCTAGGGTTACCAATTTGGGCATACTCTGACAATGTGGAAGCTGTACTCAATGTCTCAAATGCTCTTTCAGAAATAAATGCAATTAGTTTACCTGGTGCGGTACTATTACCTAATTCACCTAGATATCTTTTTGCAAATGAAAGACCATCTTCGTCAAATTCACCATCTGCATCTTCTTCAGTTGCGGTAGTTGTTGCTGCACCGTCAGAACCTCCAATGTGATAAGGAGCGGTTGATACGCCACCGAAATCGTGGTCGGTTCCTGCTAAGTCTTGGACAATGAGTTTATGCTCATCACGAATTGCTTCGAGTCTTGCTGTTTCTCTTAAAGCGTTAAGGAAACTAGCAGGATAGTCTTCGAGTTGTGCTTTTTCAACAACTTGTCTCCAACCTCTGATTGAACAGGTAACATCAATTGATGTTAAGGTGTGAGTTGCTGCTGTAATATCGGTTGTTGGTGATTCAGTGATTGCTCCTGCATCTGGAACTCCCATACGATAAAATCGTGCTGTGTTTTGTCCAGTTGGAACACTCTCAAATCTACCATACTGACGAGTTGGAATTACAGATTTTGCTCCTAATTGAATCTTGATATCTTTGGTTTGTTTTACACCTGGAATAGTACCTGATGTACCTACTGCTTCTTGCACACTACCTGTTCCTGTGTTAGGAGCTTGGGTTGTGTGTGAATCAATAAAACCTTCTTTATCAATTACCAATTTACCATATCCAGTCTTAAAGACTTCATTCAAGAACTCTTTAGAGAACTCTTCTGTGTATGCTTCCTCTACGACATTGTCGGTAGATTCAGTTACTTCAGATTTTGGTTGCCAAGCATCTTTGACAGTTTCAATAACTGTTTTTAATGTGTCAGCATTGGATTTTTCAATTCGTTCAGCTACTTTGTCGGAAGTTGCTTCAGGGGTTTTCTCTGCGACAGGAGCCTCTTTTGGAGTCTCTGGTGCAGGAGTCTCTGGTGCTACTTCTTTCTTAGCATCTGCTACTTCTACTTCACCATCAGTTTCGATAGTTACTTTGACTTTTTCTTCGACTTTCTCTTTTGGAGTGTCTTGATTTGTCATAGTTTGATTTTGAATATTGTCTATACTAGAAGTATTATCACTTGTATTTGGTTGTACCGTTGGTACAGGAGGTGTTATCAATTGCATAAATGATTTCTCTAATGCTCCCATAAATTCAAATGCCTTTCTTTGAGCCTCTTCTGGTGCTATATCTGGGTTCTTGGCTATAATAGATGATTCTAATTCCTTTCCTAATCTTTGTGCATCTAAGAAGCCTCCAAATGATGTTACCTCTTCTTGCTCGTTTAATGTGAATATTGTGTCTACATTATGCTCAATTACAGTCATGGTACTCTCTGGTATTCCAGGTGTCTTGACTACTGATAATTCGATAATCTCATCCAACACAGGACTGTTGAGACATTTCTTTCTCATCTCATCACAGAGTTCTCTCTGTTCTAATACCTTAGCACCTATTGATACCTGATATTGTTCCCTTTCTAATCTCTCTTGCCATTCAGGATTAGTAACTGTTGCTTGATATTTTACCTGTTGTTTAGCATCATCAAATTGGAATGTAACTGAACCTATATTAGACTCTGGGCCTTGGTGTTCTACTCTTAGAGGAACATTAACCCCATCAAATTTCTTTAATTCTTCAACATCATAATAAATACCATTTCTACTCTCTCTTGGCATTAATGCTATACCTGCTATACGCTCTGCCATGAGTATTGAGGTGTTTTAGGAATATAGAGAAGTAATTAAAATTCTTCTGCCCATCTAGCTGATAATGTGAGGTTATTCTTTCCTCTGTGGAATTGGTTTAGCGGTAACTTTATCTCCATCTTTGACATCCTTACCATCTACATTTCCACCAAATCTTCCACTAGGTGCAGGCTCTCTCATCTGTCCTGTTGGTGTTACTGATGTGATAGGTGCTTCATCTTCCATATCATTCTGGTCAATAAATTTACCTAATGTAGAGTTCTCAATAAACCACTTTCTTGCTTCAGAACGTCTAATGATGTTATCTCTGAATCCTGTAATGACATCTGTTACTGCTACATCATGTTTAGTTGGTGTTTCAAAGAATACCTGAACATCCTTTGATTTAATCTTAGGGAAATGTTTCTTGATGTAAGGCATAATCCATAACATCTTAATTTGGTTGGCTAATCTTACCTGAATCTTCTTTACCTTTCTGATAAGGACAGAATCGGTACTCTCACTTGCTGCTCTAGCTGTAAATCCTGCGTTAAAGAATTGTAATGGGAATTTAGAGCCTGGTTCTAAGACATCTCTCTGCAAGTGTTCAACATAAGAGTCAAATTTACCTCCATTTGAAGGTTCAATGACTTTTGCCTCAAACTCCTTATCCGTGACTATTTTAGAGCCTGATTTCATCTTTTTGAGGTTATCAGCCTGTTCTTTGATGAATTGTTCACCTGCATCAGCAAAGTGGAACATAACTGTAGGGTTTGCATGACCTTTAAAGATTTCTGACATATTATGCTCCATCTGTTTCATCTGAATTAGTGGAGAATCATATACCTCACCTGTTCTTGGGTCAGTATAGTCATTAATGATACTGTGGAACAGTCCTCTAGCAAATGGTTCTCTTGCTACGTTAGTTAGTTTAAAATGTACCACTTCAGTTGGTTTGTAAAGTATAGTCTTATTGTTAACATATTGTACGTATCGTTTAATATGTCCATTAGCCTTTCTAGTTATTGATTTCATTGTGGTAATTGGTATTTCTACAAACTCTGAACCTGTTGGGTCTTTCTCTACTATCCAGTTACCTGCTCCTGTATATGATGGCAATCCATCTTCTAGTTTCTCATGAAATCCTGTATCATCTAACCAATCATTAACATCATCATTGGCTTTCTTGTTTTTAATTACAACTCTTAATCCTTTTCCTATAATCATCTGGTCATAAGTCTCATTTGATAGGTCTAATCTACCGTCACCATGTATTGCGTTCATTGTTTCACTAAATGGTCTATCTGGTGCTAGTTCTCCTGTATAATCTGACTCATTTACCTCACTTTTATTGTTAAATTGCTCTAAAACCTTAACTGCACCCTCATAATGGTATGATTCTGTCACTTTCTTTGGTAAAGCTAGCTTTCTAGGGTTATTTTGAACAAAAACCTCACCATTTCCACGTTTTCCGTAGATATCCATGTGTTTTTAGAGTATTTTGATAGTAATAGAAGTATTAACTGTCTTCAATAAATATATAATCTGAACCATTCACACCAATACAGGTTAATCTATTACCTGAAGACTCCAATCTCAGTCTTAAGACATGATTCCCTGTTGTATATGGTGAAGAACCTTCAGCAAACGTCATGGTAAATGTACCATCTGCGTTTAATGTTAATCCTGTGCTAGATGAAAAGACTAGGTTGCCTCTGTTATCTAGTAGTCTAAACGTACCTGTATAACCAGAAATATCCCTTGCTGTTGCGAGTGTGTTCTCGTCATAGACTGTTCCGCTTAAGTCGAAAGACGAACTATCAGTATAGTCCGACTGACCCCAAACTTTCTGGTCTAATTTCAGGTACAAAACCATGAGTTTATATACTTTAAAACTTTAAAAGGAACTATATGAGAAATTGTAAGTCACCTATTGATAGGTTCATTAGTAAGATTATAATATCTCCTAATAATTGTTGGGAATGGCAAGGTAGTAAGACCAAAGAAGGGTATGGAAGGTTTGCGTTGGATAAAATAATGATTATGGCACATAGATTTAGTTATGAATATCATGTAAGATATATTCCAGAAAATTTAGAGATAGACCATATTTGTAAGAATAAATCATGTGTTAATCCTAGCCATCTTGAAGCTGTAACCCATAAGGTGAATGTGAGTAGAAGATAATGCTTGGAAGACCAACCATGAGAGGCCCAATTCAACGTAACGTTGAGTTAAACAAGATGGCAGAGAAACATTGTTATGAGATTATCAAATGGCCTGCTTACTTTAGTGATATACAAGTTATGAATATGTTAAGAAGAGTTACTGACCCTAATATTATTTACTTTATTGCAGCCATGAGGGGTATTACCCCAATTGTTACCATTGGAGGTTACAAGTCCTTTATTGCTGATTTAAGTCCTGAGAAAAAGAGAAAGCGTAGTCTTCCTAAACGTGATAATATGGATGCGTTAAGAAGAGAACAAGAAGCACAATTAAAGAAATTAAGAAAATAGGAGTTGTGTACCAAGGTCTAGAACCTGTTTTCAACTGTTATCTCCTATCGGCAATAAAGGTTAACCGCTTGTAATAACACCCTTTAGAACCTTTATTTTATTATGTTATACTAATATATTAAGCTATCCCTGCTATTGTTCCTAATAATTATATCTACGCTTAAAATTACAATTCATACATACACAATCATAACCTTCAGGAAAATTGTTTTTCTTTAACCAAGAATAGAATTTTTGTCCTCCACCTGTTATCTTCCTATGTTGTGTTCCACCTCCGTTTACATGGTCAATAGAAAGACATCTTAAATCATGTAATCCACAATCTTTACAACTTGGATAAGAAGTCCAAGAATAATGAGTTAGAACTAAATGTTTTAATCTTTTTCTACGTATACTATCTTGTCTTTTTACTTTTTCTCTATAATCTGAATCTGAATTATATCTTATTCTTTTCTTCTCACCTGAATCTTTTAACCATTTAAGATAACCTTCAGTTGTTTTATAATATTTATCCCACTTCTTCTTATCAAACATATAGTACCTACCATCTTATAATATATAAGTATTAAAAAATGCCCGCGACTGTTCCTGAACCCATCTTATAATAGTATAGTGCAAGCAAGAAAGCATCTCCCAAGTCAAATGGATTCTGTGTAGTTTTATCAGTTGTTCCTTTCTTGTTATATTTGATAGTCATCAATTGTGATTTGAGTTTCTTGAACCTTGGATGAATCTCTACCTTCTGAAAGTCTACAGCGTTTGCTGCATAGTTTAACATCTTCTCACCATACTGACTAAAGTTGATAGCCTGTACGTTCATATAGTATTTATCCCTCAAGTCTCTTATTCCTTCAGGCCAAGAACCGTCTATGAATAACCTTTTAGTTCTAAACCTTTCTGATAGTAACCTAATCTTATTTACAATGTCAATATACGATTCTCTCTCAAACGCTTCTGCATAAATGACAGAAATCTTACCCTTTCGTTTCTGGGTAACACAAATACCAAATTCACTAGAACCAAATCCAGGGTCAATTCCAATAACCCTATCGTTGCTGTCATCTTTTTCTGTCCACTCATATTCGATAGAACAACACTCTTCAATACCCTCAGGACTAAATATATCTCCCACATTCTTGCCCCAAACACCGCGATATTCCCTGTCAAAACTTCTAGCCTCACTTGCCTTCTCTATTTGTTCCTTACTGAAAATTGATGTTGATGTTTGAGGGTCAACTTTAAGACCTGCTTCAACGTAGAAATGGAATCTTTCATATATTGTCTTCTCTGCTCCTTTGGAAGGTTCTTGCATAATGTCGTAAAAAAAGCCACTCGGTTCCTCTCCTGCTGTAGAAACCCAAATAACCCACGAATCTGATTTACCAATATATCGCTCTCCAACTGTCCTAACGATTGAATCATCTCTGAGTTTGAAGAAGGCAGCTTCGTCACCAAAGAAGACACTAACTTTTGGTTTACCTCTAGCTGAATGGATGTTATTTGAGGGATAACATTTAATGAGTCCTCCGTTGACTTCGAGTTCATAGGCACCATGGTCTATGTACCCTAAACCTCTCTTCATTAAAAAACCTTTCGATCTTCGGATTAAATCCTGTGCAAGGTCTACGTTTGGGCCTGTGATAAGCATGGCTTCCTTATCCTGAAAGTATGGGTCAGTAAAGCATTTCCATATAATCCATAGTAATATAAATTCAGTCAATCCTAATCCAGTTGCCTTATATACACAGAACTTCTTGAAGAACTCTGTAGTCCTATCCATATCTTCATCCTGTATCTCCATTTGCATCTTGTCTAATATTTCAACTTCATACGCATAACATGGATGGTATATACCATCTCTCTCTGGGCCTCCGTTAGGATAGAAGATATAATGCCAAAAACAACAGTCTCCTTCATGTGATAGAGAGTCCTTACACCAGAACCTTTCAGGTACTATAGGAGTATCTTTGGATGTTGCTCCTGCTAGTAATGCCCTAGTCTCTTTGCTCGCTATCCCCTTCAATCTTACTCTCTACCTGTATAACATGAGGTTTAGGAATACGCTTCTTCCTTTCAGCCTTCATCTTCTTAACCTGTAATGGTAATTCAGCATCCTGTAACATTCTAAACTTGTCAAGTTTAACATCATGTCTATGTCTTCTAACCTTTAGTTCAAGTTCCTTATCATCTCCTACCAATTTCAGCATCTCATCCAATGCTTCAACGTCTTGGTCTAGACCTTCCTTCAATCTGATAAACTCTGCTACATAGGTGTCAATTGCATCATCTGATACTGTAGCCTCTAGTTCATCCTTGATATTAACCAGGTGATA